AGGGCGTTGTAGAGGTGCTTCGCCGCGGCGATCCTCGGCACGATCCCCCACCGATCCATGCTGGCCACGATGGAGAGCGCGAGCGAGACGTGGTACTCCTCCACGGCGGCGTCGATCTGCCCGCACGCGATAGAGAGCGCGGCATGCGCCTCCGCCGTCATGACCGCCGTCTGCGCCTGCGACGCTCGCACGTTCAGGCTCATGGCGTTCGACAGCAGGAGCCCGATGGTCTGCGCCATCCCCGCATTGATCCCAAGGGACGCGGCTTCGTCGAGCGACATTCCGCCGATCCCGGTCAGCCCGCCCGCCACATCGAGCAGGATGGACGCTTGCAGGATCATCGCCGTCCCGAACGCCTCGCCCACGGAGACGTCCAGGTTGAGAGACGCCAGCAGGGTGCCCACGGAGGCCTGCGCCATCGCCGCAGTCGCCTGCAGGAGGAGGGCGTTGACGAGGACGGACTGGCCGGCCTGCCCCATGCCCGCCGCCGTCGCCAGCATCACGGCTTCCTGAAGCGTACCGATGGAGGCCTGCGACATCCCCATCTTCGCCGCGATCGTCACCGCCTCGTCGTAGGTGTCGGCTCCCGCTTCGATGCTTCCGGCCTGCAGCATCGCCATGGCGAGGGAGAGGGCGATCGCCGCGTCCGTCGAAAGGACGGTCCCGTCGCTCTGCTCCGCCACGATGCCGAGGGACATGGAGGCGTTCATGGAGGTTGTCGCAGACCGGGCTTCCATGGCGTTGATCGCGAGGACGACCGCCTCGTGGAAATCCGCCCCGCCTGCGACGGCCTTGGCGACGGCAATTCCGAAGGCGCAGGCCTCGGCCATCGAAAGGGCTGCGGAGAGCGTCAGACCGGCGCCCACCCCGAAAGAGATCCCGGACTCCATGGACGCGGCGGCCCCTTGCGCCTTCGCCGCGCTCACCGCGAGCTCCACGGCTTCATCGAACGTCATGCCCCCGGATTGATCCTGCCCGGACGCAACCGCAAGGACCAGAGCGTTGATCGCGGAGAGGATCCCGGACCGGGACAAGTCGGCGGCGATGGCAAGGGTCAGAGATTCGTTGTACGTCGCTGCGGTCAGGAGAGCGTCGAACATCCACGCCGTGCCGTCTACAAAACGGGCGTCTCGCGGAAGCGCGGACCCTGCCGACGTGTCCGGAAGATCCGGTTGCCCGTTATACCACCGCGCTGTGTTGATGACGGCCATTAACTGTTCAACTGCGGATCGGCATAGAGTTTCTTAGACGCCACGCCTGTCACAAGGCCAAGCCGCAGGCGATAGGCCACCTGACCGACCCTGCCGGGAGTAAATGTCACGGGGAACGCCGTCCATGTCGTGTTGTCCGTCAGGACCGCCGTGGATACGGCGAACGCCTTGTGGCAAGTCCCGGCTTCGTCGTAATACTCCGCTTCGAGGAACAGTTCTGCGGCGGTCGGGTAGGTGCTCCAATCCTCCGCACCCCCGTTCCCCCCACGAATGTATATCTTTCTGGTCTGTTCCGACGCGGGGACATCCCATTCGACCCACTCAAAGATCGGATAATTAAGATATCTTGGGTCATTATAAGTGAGATCGGAAATCTCCAACGAATTCTCCGAACCACCATCACGAACAACCGTAGTGTTCGTTTTCGTTCGTATACCTCTGGCGTGCCGCCTCGTATCCCCAAACGTCCCGTTATAGTCGTCGTAGGTGATGAACGGACCCGGCCAGGTTGACCAATCGTAATAAGTCACATCCACGTTGAATTTCGAATTGTAATGGTACTCCCCTCCGTACGTCGGAACGGCGTTGTAATGTTGGACAAATGTACAAGTATTAGCGTTATGCCGGAACAATCCAAAATTGCAGTTAAAGAACTTATTTCCCATGATCGGACCGGTATAATCCACACATCCGAGAGCACGTTGCAATTCAACCCAATCGCAATTTCTAAATACGTTCTGAACAACTGACGTGGAAAACATCATACCAACGAGTTGCACGAAATAACAGTCGGTGAATGTACTTTGGTATATCAGCGAAATAGGAGTGTCGAACAGGACACATCCAGTAAAAGTGGCGCGGCGTTGCCCATAGAAACTATCCCAAGATATGAAAAAGCATCTGTCCCAGATGACGTTCATGGATTGCGAAGCGGCTCCCGCCGAACCGATGAAATATCCGTTTCTCGCCACAACCCTCGTAAACTTCATGTACGGATTGTTTCCCGCGCCAGGGATGAATAACTGCTGCACTCCAACAAATTCAGCATCCTGAACGTCAACATAAGCGATGACAATACTTGTAGAACTTGTGCTGAATACAGGACGCGAGGTGTTCTTATTCCCAAGCGTTCTTGTTGCGGAAGTTTTCCCCAATGTAACATTGCGCTTAGTGTGCATGACAAGAGCGCCAGCCCGGAAGGTTGTGCTGGGAGCTGCTTCGCTGATCGTCACATCGGTATCAGATCCATTCGCAGCCATCGACGCAATCGTATATTCCCCACCGCCAATGGCTGTAGGATAGGCCGAATGAAATCTCTGAACGACGAGGGTTTGTCCTGCGGCCCATGCTGCCGTAACATCGCCCTTGACGGTGAATGTCTGACCGGAAGTCCAATTGGCCGTAAGATACGACAAGTGTGTCTCACCAGTAAAGTCTGTACCAAACGCTTCCAGTTTCCCGGTAGCGGCGAGGACCAATCCGTTCGATCCATCACCCACCGTGAAATACAGTTCAGCGGCATGAGAAGAATCAATCGGAGTGCCGGAGGAACCCATCCGTAAGGTTCCTCCGTTCTGTACCGTAAGGGCCGCGCTCAGGATCATCTTCGTGCTCGCGGAAGCGAGAAACGACAGGATGCCGTTTATCTGGCTCGCTCCGAGAGCGTTTGTTTCCGATACGTTGTAGATGACGGTATGGCCGGCAGCGACGTTGAACGTATCCCCGGTGTTCCCCGGCCAATCCGTTCCCTTCGACCCCGGCGAGGCATGGCCCCAAGTCGCGCCGTCGTTCCAATTCCCGGACCCGGTAGACGTGAACGCCGCCATCTATTCCTCCTGGCTTCCTTACGCCGCTTCCGCCGTCAGAGTGACCTGCACGTTCAGCGTGTCGCCGGACAGGACCGCGCGCGGAGAAGCGAAATCCCCGGCTCCGTACAGCACACCGGTGTCGCCGGTCGCGCTGTCGCAGAGGCCGCAGCCGTAGATCGTGTCGTCCCCGGTGATCGGGAAGACGGCCTTCGCCCCGGAGTTGGAAACCGACCCGCCGGAGATGGTTCCCGGCGTGAACGCCTGCCGGTCCCCGGTGTAGTTGTCGATCCACGGCCACGACGCGTGAGAAGCCATCGTGTCCGCCGGGTCCGGCGTGCCGGTGTCCTTCAAGCCCACGTACCACGCCGGTGCCGCAAGGCCGGTCTTGAAGCAAGCGTCGAGGATCTTGTTCAGCCCCGCTGTGACGACGAGGTTCTCGAAGCCGTCCTGCCATTTCAACTTCCCGTCCGGGCCGAAGCACTCGACCTCGTACTTCGTCCGCATCGCGATCTTGCCGGTGAATCCGAGCAACCGCGCGAAGAACTTCTTCATAGCCTTCCTCCTTCGTGTTGGGGAAATAAAAAAGGCCCCGGGAAGGGGCCTTCGTTCGAAGCGATATGGGGTGGACTATCTGTTCAGGTGTCTACCGGCTACGATCCGGCGGTGTTCGGCCACGGCTGCCGCAGCGCCACCGGGAAGAAGTCGTTCGATACCGCGTTCCGGTATCCGAGCACAACCCGATTGAAGGCGATGAAGTTGGAGGCGGATCCCGCAGAGACCGCCGCCTTCTGGACGGTCAGTTCCGCGCCGTTCGTCTCCGAGAGATCCACGTACGCGAACTCGTTGTCGTCCAGTTGCACGCTGCCGGCCGCCGCCTGATTCACGCACGCCAGCCCGTTCGTCGCGTTGAACGCGAACCGCAGCGGGCCGGTCCAGTAAAGGATGCCGGACAGCGGGTGGTACTCGATCGCGCCGTCGCAGTGGACGATCAGGTTCTTCAGTTTCGTGATCGCTTTATCCAGACTTGCAAGAGGCGGGTTCATGTCCCCTGGAACATAGGTCGTCTCCGCCGTCCACGGAGTATGAAAGTTATTTCCCATGAGGCCCACCAACCTTCGGCATCATATTCGCCAGGATGCCCTCAAACGGAGTGCCCTTGAACGATGCGGCAAGATTCGCTGTCATTTCCTTCATGCCTCTCTCAAATCCTTCCTTCCGATTCGTTGACCTGTCAGACCTCGTCCCCTCCAGCACAGCCTTGATGTCTGACAGGACGACAGTGTGTTTCTTCATTTCGACCAACATTTCCCGCAACAGTTCCTCCACGTTTCCCCCCTTTACATCGGACTCCCGGCAGCGTTAAGGTTGACGAACGTCACCATGGTAGAAACAGGATGAATTGCCTGCTCCGAAATCAAATCGACTTTGAGAACCGCCGTATGAGAATCCGCGTCCCCCTGTGCATAAGAGGGATATCCGTCCGCCATGTTGTCCGGCTGATCTATTATTGTATGCGCCCGCACGTAATGAATCGTATAGGAAGAACCGAGGCCGAGGTTCACCCTGACAGGACTTCCTATCCCTGAGTTATCTGTCAAGGGCGGCACCTCTCCGGGGCCCCCCAGCCCGGTGCTCGTAGTCCCGTGGTCCCCCCGGGGTGATCCGATGTAGCAAATATCCAACTCATTAAGAGAGCCGGACGCCCACCAAGAGAACGGTTGCCCGTATTGATCGAGGACCGTTATGGTGGCGGAAGCCTCCATGTCAAGAGAAACCGCCCCCCTGTTTGGACCTCCTTCACTCGCCGAGACATATATATCTTCCCCTCCCCAGACAACGCCTATGCCGTTTCCCGGAACGTTCCTCGCGTACAGGCTGTTGCCTTCCCCGTCCACATTGGGTTCATAAAACGGAGTTGCGTAACCGTACTCCACGCTGAGGCTGTTCGGGTACGGCCCAATAAACACTTCCCCGATGTTTGCTTGGTCAATGGAGGTCGTATAGGACGAGACCAGAATGTAATCTCTTATGAGCACATGATCGACCGGGACAGCTGGCTTCGTCGGCCCCTCCTCGCTCCCATACAACCCGGTCCATTGCCACTCCTCGCCTTTCACATAGTCGACCACGCCGTCCGTCCCGATCATGAAGGCGTCGTACCGGTACCAAAGTTCCCCTTCGTCGTGCGGGGAGATTGGATCGACGACGCCCCACCAGTACGTTCCCGACATATCCCCGCCGTCGCCCATGTGCCAGTTCTCGTTATCCATCCCCGGGCCGCCTGGGGCGAAGGTGAACAGCACGCCGTTGATCCGGTACGTTCCGGCGGTGATCTTGACCTGCCACGAGGTACCGGTCGCGGTGGGGTCCATGCCGACCATGATCGCGTCCACCCCGCCCATCATCGGGGACATCACGGAAGTCGGCTGCACCAGCCCGGGGGAGACGACCTCGATCCTGCTCTTGTCCCCACCGACGTGCGCGATCCGAACTGCGGTTCCCGTCTTAAGCCACACCGGAGCCCGCATGAAGTTCGCCGGGAACCACGCCCGCACGAGGATGTCCGTGCCCGCGACCCTCACTAGGCAGAACTTGTTCGTCACGTCAATGTCGTAGACGATCGCGTCCCGGGACTCCTTGCGGTCCTGTATCCGGCTCTCCGTCCGGTTCGCGATGAACTTTTTACCGTACAATCTCACAGCGGCCACACCTTCCAGCCGGTGATCGAATCCACGAATCCGCCGCCGCTTCCTTCAGGACTCGGTATATGAAACGACCTGGCCAGGTCCGTGACGAACACCGTCAGCGGCTTTCCGCTGTACGGATGCGGGATCACGAGCGTGTCCCCCTCCTCATCTTGCAGGTGAGCGATCTTATCGAACTGCACTCGGTTCCTTTGCATCATCACGATCATCAACTCGTGTTCCGCCAGCCATTGGCATTGCTCCGGGCTAATACACAGCGGCTCGTCCAGTTTCTTCTCGTTGATCCGGTTCAACAGGGCTTGCAGGTCCAAATCGTTCGCCTGCCCGGAGCAGCCCAGCCGCTGCTGCCCGTACGGTCGTGCCCAAATCTCGTACTGCCAATTCACGATGCCGGAAAGAATATAAAGGAGAATGGATAGCGTTACGGTCCACCCGATAAACATCCCGAACGCCACGTTTGGACAGCACGTTCCCACGAAACCGGTAGCAATGCCGCCAGCAAGAACATTAAAGCCCATCGCCCATGCATGGGTAGTCATATCCGGAATGACAATCTCAACGGTACAGAAGAGCTCATCCGCATCCACGGAAATAATCGACTCGCTACCGCCACCCAGTTTTCCGATGAACCTGTTCAGCCTCACGCTTTCGAGTATCTTCAGCCGTGGGTTCTTCGCCTTCCGCTGGTGATCCTCCGAATACCAGACATCGAACGTCTTCTTGTGCCCCCACCATCCGGCGGTGCCGTACAGAGTCCCGACCGCCTCCTCCTCGTACAGCACGTCGATGAAATCCCGAGACTCCCCCACCACTGTCACGCGATTCGTGAAGTCGGAGAAGTCGTCGTCCGGCGTGAACCCGATCAGCATCGTCGTGTCCGGATAGGTATGATCCACGGCGTTCGCGTTGCTGATCTTTCTCACCGTGAACTTGTTGTCCACCGTGATCGTCGGGAAGTACCCGAACCGCCCAACGAGTCCGTCCACCACTTTCTTGATGGTCGTGTCGAGCCATTGGAACCAGACCTCGTACGAACCCTCCATCGCCGGGAGGACGACATCCTCGGCGACCATCCCGCCCCAGGTCGAAATGACGTCCGTGAGAATCTGCTCCGGGGTCATCTCGTAATGCTCCGTGGCGACGATCTCCGCGTCCTCCCACCAGATCCGAAGGTCCTCGCACTCGACCGAGATGTTCGGGTATTCCCCGCGCTTGTGGGACAGTTTCGTGGAGATCACCACGAACGTCCCGGCCTCCGTCCAGTACTGGACGCCCGCGACCTCCTCCCCGAACCGAACCCTGATGCGCCGGTACTTCTTCAGGACGGGCGACCACAGGGAGTCGACGTTGTGCGGGTCGAACAGATGCCCATGCGTACAGGAAAACGACAATTTATTCGGGGTGCCGTCGATCGACCGCTTGATCGTCACGGACGATCCGGCCACAAGGTAGTCGGACAGATTGAAGTCCGCGAGGTCCTTGTCCCACCGCACCCGCAGGCTCCCATCAGGATTGACATGGAGCCAGAAAGCGTACGATCCCCCGGAACTCGCCGGGTCGATCGTCATAACCAGGTCCTTGTCGGTCCTCGGCGTCAGCAGTGGGGAGCGCGTTCCGTACGTCCATGCGGTCCCGGAGTAGATCGCGGTCAGGTACTGCGGCTGGGTCATGAAGCCGTGGCGGTAGAAGTAGGTGATCCTGCCGCCCACGTATCCCGACTCATAGATCCCGAGGAAGATGAACTCCTTCGCCTCGTCGTAAGCAAGGTTCTGACTCACCTGCGGGTCCGCGACGAACAGGCCGGCCATATTGTTGTTATCGAAATGCTCCCACACCGCCGTTTCGACATTGAACACATCAACGCCGTACTGGTCGTTCGATAATATGACCTCCGTCCCGTCGGCGGTCGCGATCAGATTATTGAACTTGTAATCGTCGATGAAGGCGTGTGTCGGCCGGTAATACGTGATGGAGAAATCCGCCAGATTGATCCGGCACAGCCCCCTTCGTTGCTCGTTCCCGTACGCGGGCTCGTAGTGAAAGACCCCCCACAGGTCGTAGCCGATCTTCACGAACTTCGTGATCCCGCGATACGGGTAGAGGTCGCTCATTGTCGAATCGAAGAAGTGGATGAGGCTCCCGTTCATCGCGTAACAGATCGTGACTCCGTTCCACGGCCCGCCAATTCCCTCAAGGTTTGTCGTGACCCCGCCGGAGATGACGATAAGATTGTCGTCCGGGTAGACCTTGAAATCTCCGCTGCCGGATATCGCCGCCATCTGCGCGTCTGTCGGCATCTGCCCGGGATCCGATCCGGGAGGAAGCGCGTCCTTCTTGAACAGGATATCGCTTGAATACTCCGGGCCGGTCTGATCCAGTTCGATCTTGCTCACCGCAAGGACTCCGCCCCAGACGTACCCGAACTGCCAGTACAGATACAGGGTCCTGTTCGCATAGTCGAGGTACATCCGGGTGATGTTCATATCGAAGATCGGTTGCCCGATATACGACCCCTGCCCCTGCGGCCTCGGCGTCGTGTTGATCGTTACGCCGTACGCAGGCCACTCCTCGAAATGGAACTCCTTGATCGTGTCCGAATCCGCGTCGTAGACCCCGACGTGGTTTCCCTTCCGCACGACCACCAGGTCACGCTCTCCCGTCGCCTCGGAGAAGCCCCCACCGGCCCACCACATATCGCCGAACGTAGGACCAGAAGACGGGTGGATGCATTTCGTCACGGACCACGTGTCCGGATTCACGACCACGATCGAGGAAAGATTCCCGAAGGCGTTCGGATCGAAATTCACCACGTACGCCCTGCGCTCCACGTTGTCGAATTGAATCCATCGGACTGTATCGGTCCCCTCCCACCCGAACGCGGAGGTGTTCATGTGCATCGCGGACCGCGCTTCGTGGTAAGAGAACCTCCAGTTCCCCGCGCCCAGCGGGATCGCGTACGGATGCCGGGGCGTGACAGTGAAATCCACGTAGTTCGTGATCGCACCGAACACTCCGGCGCCAGGGGCCACATCCCACGTCGCCCCATTGTCCGCGGAAGCGTAATGGTAGATGTTCACCTGCTCCGTCGTTCCGAAATCTCCGGTGAACTGCTCGACGTATTCGAACAGCAAGTTCAGCATTCCGTCTTCCGTCTGGAACAGAAACGGACTGTACATCGCGTGGGTCGCGTCGAGGTAGGGCATCGTGATCGCAACGGGGGCGGACCACGTGACGAAATCGGCGGAGGTGGAAATCTTGATGGAAATGGCCGTCCTTGTTCCGCCGGGGTCCGCGACGTACGCGGTCATGTACGTTCCGTTCGCCAACCGGACGACGGCGACGTGACCGGAGTTCCTGTTGGGGGTGGCATAGGGCGGGATGTACAGGGCATCGCCCATCGAAACCGATGTGGTCCTGATGACCGCTCCGATATTATTTGTTACGTCCACCTCCCGCACGGTTCCGGTCGTAACAACGCCGAGGTTCCCGTTCGCAAGTTCCACGAGTGCGCCGTTCATCCCGTCGGGAAATGGAAGTTCGTAATCCGTGAACTCCGTACGCTCCAGGTTTGTCAGGGTAAGCCGGGACTTCAGATTGCTATACCCCCAATCCCGGTCAGAGAATCCCGTGAAGATTGCAAGCCGCCCATCCGACAGGGCAATAGCTTCGACAGTAGTCTCGTCGTTCGGAGTCCCGTCAGGGCCATAGATAGGGAAGTCCGACGCGAGCCTCTGTCCGGTGAACGGAATATCCGGAACGAACTTGTCGGACATCAGTTCCACGAGTGGCTTGCGCTCCGTCGCGATTTGAGCGGCGGCAAGCGTTTCGTTTAGGGTCTGCGCCATGATCAGTCCGTGTTCACGGATCGGATGGAAAGCGTCAATTCAACCTCCATGCGGTACGGCTGGTCGTAGTCCACTACTTCCATGAACTTCGCCTTCAGGTCCTTAATGACCACGTTGTACTTCAGGGCGGTCTGGCCGGTCGGCGCGGCGTGCAGGTCTTCTTCAACGAGTGCCATCTACGGACCCCAAGGCATTACGTCGATGCCGGCGCTGAAACCCACTCCCGAAGCCCAAAGGCTCGGCTGCTCCCCGGCGCAAAGCCTCACCTGCGAATAACCGGAATCAGGGCGGATTTTGAACCAAGTTCCGATCGCATCCTCGCCGCATTCCGTCACCACGCTGTACCCGTTGTCGGAGAAGGTGGAGTTGAATATCCGGGAGCTGAGCGCCCCGGCCCGAACCTCGACGAAATGCGGACCGCTTCCGGACACTTCCGGGTAAAACGCAGGCGGAGTGACCTCCGCTGCGCGGTAATAAATCTTCGTTGTCGTGAGAGGCGGGTCAGGATAGATCCAGTACGGGCGGAGTTCGTCCTGCCACGGGAGCACGACCGTCCACGTGTTCCCCTGCGAATCCATGATGATACTTCCGGGTCGCCAGTTCGGGAGCCCCTTGGCCATGTCCTGATCGAACTCGATATATGCATTCGCGGGATCGACCAGGCTGAGGGCCTTCGGTACGCCTTCGGATACGGATGGCATCCCCTGCGGATCCAGAAACGCCTGATAGTCCTGAAAGACGTATTGATGGTCCGGATCGTTGATGTCGGGCCATTGGGCGTCTCCCGCACCTTCCGCTTCGAAGATCAGGCCGACGTAGAACCTGCGGTACGTCGGACCTCCGGCGACTCCCGGATACAGCGGATGCGGATAAACGAGACCTTCAGGATCTCCCACGAGTGCCTCTCCGTCGTCGTACACCATCGTCTCCGGCGTCAGGTCCAGCACGTGAACGCCGCCCGCAAGGTACAAAGCCCGGAACGCCTCGTACTGCGCGACGGAGGTGAACTTCCACTTCATCTTCACTTCCTTGCCGATCAGCTGCGGCCCCCACGAGAAGAACCCGACGTTGCCGAGGTTCTCCTGAACGGCGACGGTTTTCTCAGGGCGCGGGATGTCCATCTCGTCCGGGACCCACTCGAACTCGTAGGCCCCGAGCTTCACGACAGCACCAGCTCGCCGGCCGCAAGGACGAGCAGCGACACCTTCACGTTCTTCCGGTGCGGCATATCCCACAGCGCCACGTCGAATAACTCGCCGTCGAGCGAAAGGATCTCCACGGTGAACGTCCTCGGATCAAGGGCCTCTTCCATATCCCAGACGACGGGCAGGTCGGCCTGGTACAGAACGTCGAGGGCGTCGAACTGCGCCTTTGACATCCACTCCCACTCAAGGTCGATCTGCTTCCCGACGATCTTCTCCCCGTAGAAAAAGATGACGTTCGATGAGTAGGTATCCTGTTCGGAAATCACCTGCCGGGCGTCCGGGATCGTCCACTTGTCTGGGTCCCACGCCAGCGTGAGGGCTCCGAGTTTCACCTGGTCTGCTCCCGCAGGGTCTTGATGACGACCTCTTCGATGTTGACGCGCAGCCGGGACGCGAGCTCCTTGCCGCCGCCGTTCACGTTGATCGGCCCGACGCTGATCGACGTGCTCGACCCGCCACCGCCCCCTGAGACCATTCCCCCGCCGGCAAACGCGAACTCCGGCCGGGCCACGGGGAAGAAGCCGAACCCCTGGAGGATGTCCTTCGGGATGACCCTCCGCCGGATGGCTTCCATTATTCCGGTGCCGTAATACCTGACCGTCGGCTCCGGCTGCACGTACTCCCCGCGGGTTAGCATCGCCGGAACGTCGTCCCTGGCACCCGAGCCTCCGGTGACGGGACCGCCCTTCCACATGCCTTTAATCGTCTGTGCGACAACGAGAGCGATGTTCGCCCCCGCTATCGCCCAAACGGCGGCCGCCAGGCCTTGTCCGGCCAGGGGACCAAGCCCGACGGGCGGGGGGGCCAGAGCGGTCATGGCCGCGATGGCGGCCTGCATGGTGATCTGAGCGATCGACATCGCCTTCTGCAGGTAGAAGAAGACCTTCATCTTCTTCCCGCCCATCTCGTAAATCTGGCCGAAGATGTCGCCCATGCCGCTCGCTATCGTGAGATAGTTTTGCAGCCTTGTCTGGTCGATCTGTCTCTCGATGTCGACGGTCTTCTGCTTCCTCCTGCGGTCCTGCGCGGCGTAAAGGTCCTCCATCGCCTGGCGCTTCTCGTTGAAGCTCATCTCGGCGTCGGTCTTCTCCGCGAGGTGGGCATTCAACTGCGCGATCTCGTCGAGCTCCCTCTGTTCGAGGAGGGCAAGCTCGGCTTGCCCCTGCAGCCGCATCGCCGCGAGGCCATCCTCCGAACCGGAGGAGAGGAGGGACAGGTAATCCGCTCGTATCTGGATCTCCGCCGCGACGGCCGCGCGGGACGACATGACTTCCTCGCGGTCCAGTGCGATCTTGTCCGCCGTAGCCTTCCTGCGGATCGCGTTGAGCCGGTTGATCGCCTCTTCCCTGTTCTCCGGCTTCGCGGTCGTTACCTGTATCCCGGCTTCCTTTTCTTCCGCACCGGCGGCTTCCGCCGCGAGCCGTCGCCGCTCGGCATAGTAGGCGGTGATGGAGACCAGCCCGTCCTCGTATTGGTGGGTGAGCTCCGCGACGGCTGCGATATTCCGGTCCAGGATCCCGGAAAGGTCCCCCTCGCGCTGATCCGCACGGAGCTTGCGGTACGCCTCCGATTGGAGTGTCACCTCGTCCGTGATCTTCCGCTCGCCGGCCGCACGCCTCTCGGAGATGGACGTGTCGATCTCCACCTTCTTGCTCTCTGGCAGGCCGGGGAGCTTCTGCTTCTCGAGGAACGCCACCTCGGCGGCGACCTGCTTCTGGATCAAGGTCATCCGCTGCGCGTGATACGACTCCAGGGAGACCAGCCCGGCCTTGTAATCCACCTCCAGCCGCTGCATGTCGGCTTCGACGGCCTGGACGGACTCGGAGAAGCTCCTCTTGTCGATGGCCTCCGTGAGCGCCTTCTTCTCTGTGGCAGACTGGAGGCGGTTGAACGCGGCCCACATCCTGCCGAGCGCCGATTCCAGTTCGGGAGAGACGGCTGTCGTCCGGCGAATCTCGTCTTCAAACGCCTTCAGGGCGGTCCTGGCTCCGGCCGCGGGATTGTTCAGTCCGGCGAGCGCGTTCTGGAATTCCTGCGTCTTGCCGATGATCTTTTCCAGTGCCTGTACGTTCGTGTCGATCTTGGGCGCGATCTTGGTCTTATCCGCCTGCTTCTTCAGCAGATCCAGCCGGGCGAGGGCTTCGGTCTGATACTTCAGCGCCATGTCCAGAACGCGGCCGATGGCCGCCTGCCCGAAAGCTGTCGTCTCCCGATCAAGCTCCTCGCGTTTCTGCCGGATGAAGTTCGCGAGCGTGTTCAGATACGCCTGGTACTTCGCGATCTCCGCTTGCGCCGTGCCAAGATCCATGGAGGAGACGGCCGCGACGTACTTCTCGTGCTCGATGCGGGCTTCCTCGGTGGCCTTTCCAAGCCGGATCCACAGGAAGGCCAGCCCCCCGAGCGCGGCGGCGACCAGCGTGATCGGGTTCAGCAGCAAGGGCCCCAGGGCGGAGACGGCGAAGGCCTTCAGGATGTATCCGGCATTGGTGACCGCAAGGGCGAGGGTGGAGAATCCACCGATCGCCCGCGCGAAGGCGATCTGCTCGAGCGCCGCGCTCACTACCGAGATGGTCCCGATCATGCCGAGGAGTTTCGCGGCCAGCAGCGGGATCGTCACGATGGCGAGCGCTTTGACGGCGTCGGTTAAGAGGGAGATCGGACTGTGGAGGTCCTTCATCGACGCCGACCATTCGAGGAGCTTCTTGATCCCCGCGGAAACGGACGGCAGCAGATCCCCCATCACGGCGATCGCGAGGCCCTGGATGTTGTCCTTCAGGTTGGAGAGGTCGACGTTGAACTGCCGGGCCGCCTTCCCGGTGTAGGCGTCGATCACCTTACCGGCGTCTTTTGAAGACGCCATCCAGTCGAGGAGGGCCCCCCGGCCCTTCGTCAGCAGCGGAATCATGTCCATGAAGCCGCGGCTCATCAAGGCCATTGCCAAGGGGTTCCGCCGGGCGTCCCCCTCCATGTTTTTCAGTGCGTCGGATACGTCCAGCAGGATGTCGATCGTGGGACGCACGACCCCGGGCATGGACTCGTACTGCACGCCCAGCGCCTTGAAGGCCTCCCTCTGTGGCCCCGTCGCGTTCGTCGCCTCCCAGGCGGATTTGCCGAGGAACTTGATCCCGTTGGCGAGCTGCTCCGCCGATACCCCCAGGTCGTCCGCGGCGTCGGCGAGCGACGAGATGACCTCGATGTTCGTGTTCGTCTTCTCGGCGAGCTTCGCCATCTCCGCGGCGTAGAGCTGCGCATCGCGGACGCCGCGCGCCAGCCCGATACCGATCCCGGCCAGGGACAGGCCGCCGAGGATCCTGACGGCGGCGGTCTTGAAGCTGCCGACGAGCCCCTCCGCCTTCTTCAGGCCGGAGGCGAGCTCCACCGTCTGGGCGGAGAGCTTGACGATCAGGTTCGCTATGGTCTGCTCGTTCGCCATCAGTTCGCCCTTCTGGAGGACAACTTCTTAAGCTCCGCCATCTGCGCCCGTGACATCACGGCGGGAGCCATCGCTGCCGATTTCTTCCCGGCCTTCTTCGACCTTGCGGAGAGATGGTCCAGATACTTCTTCCAGGCGGCGTCCTGGGCCTGCGCGGCACGAAACGCCGTCGCCGCCTCGGCCGTGTCGGAGGAGGCGTTCTGGTGGGCGGCCTCCTCGAGCGCGTGGACCTGCTCCATCGTGTAGACGTGCAGGACGTCGTGAAGCGAATGCCCTCTCGATACCAGGAACTCGACGGCCCGGATCAGCTCGCCATCGCTGGCGCTGCGTTCACCGGGCCGAAGGAGTTTTTTAGGTAGTCGATGTTCCCCACGATAATCGCGAGCAGGAGCGTGGTGGCTTTCTTGAGATCGAACGCCCCGGCCTCCTCCTCCGTGATGGCGAGGGAGACGGAGAGGATTTTCGGAGCATGCGGGATGAGTTTCGGCAGCAGGCCGGGCAGGACTTTCGCGATCTCCTGCTGCGCGCCGGCGAATGCATCCTCGGCGCCCCCTTGCCCGGGGCCGAGGAGATCCATGAACTTCATGAGGATCTCCCCGACCCCGGCACCCCTTGCGATCTCCACCAGCGCCCCGAGCGTGGGCGCCAGCGCGACGGACTGCGCCAACGTCCACGGCCGGACCGTGTATCCCTCTACCTCGACATCAGGGAAGAGGACCTGTTCGTCGGCTTTTCCAGGTGCCATATCAGCTCGCCACGATCTCTTCGAGGTCGAAGAACGGCGAGGTCGGGTGGTTCGCGACGTCGGATAGGATCTCGCCCTCGAACTCGATCCCGCCCCACTCGTCCGTGATGAAAGGGACCTCGGAGGTCGGCTTCAGGCGCACCCGCCAGCAGATCGCGTTGAAGTTCGGTCCGATGTCGTTCCCGCCGGCGAACCGGAGCTCGCCCTCGAGCTGCGTCTGCGTCAGCGCGTGGATGATGTTCCCGGACACTTCTCCGAGGAACGCCAGGGCGAGGTTCGCCTTGTCGTACTCCTCCAGCTTGAACTTCACGGTGGCGCCGACCATCGTGACGACGGAGAGGTCCTTCGTCTTGATCCCCTCCCGGCTAGAGAAGTGGTCCAGCGTCTCGAGGGTGGGCTGGATCGTGAAGTTGGGCGCGTTGCCCAGGTCCCGCAGGCCGGTGGGCAGCCCGTCGGAGTCGAACCGGTCGAAGCTCAAGATCCCTTTCCCCAGGTAGTAATTCCCCGTGCTCGGTGCGGTAGGCATCGTTCCTTCCTCCTTCATTGGTAGGTTTTGCGGTCGTTGGAAACAGAAAGGGCCGCCACCCCAAAGGAGGAGTGCGGCCCCTGAAACGAAAGGAAATCTATTTAGTTACGTGCTACTTCGCCGGGTCGGTGGGATCTCCGTAGGCGTGCTGGTACACCACGACATAGCGGGCAACCAGGACCCCCATGAACTCGTCTACGAACTGCTTGCTTGAGGTGTTCCCTTCCTCCGGCCTGATGGAGTTGACGAGCGCCAGAATCCCCGGGTCTTTCAGGGCGACCTTGTAGATCTCGGAATCGATCAGATCCGCCTTGTCGCTGGCGTCCTCCTCGTCGGCCAGAAAATAGGTCTCTAACTGGACCGCGAAGGTGTTCCGGGAATACCTGTTGTTGTTCACCTTCGATTCCGTGTCGTCGTAGATAAAGACGACCGGAAAAATCGCCGTCTCCCGCTTCGGAGGGCTCGGCGGGTTCCGCTTCACGGAACCGACGACGGGGATGGCCATAACCGCCTCCTCGATCGCCCGCAGGATCAGAGTTTTCAGAGGCTCCGCCATATCACGCTCCCCTCAGCCGGATCCCGATTCCCCGGAACGCGGCGATCATCCGCGGCTTCTCGTACGCGAGGATCTCTTCCGGGTGGACGCGGGCCTTGATCTTGACCTGCTTGATAAGGAGAAACAGGGGAACGATGCCGCCGCGAGTCTGCCCGGCGCTTTTACCCTTCTGCGTGACCTTCTTCCCGAACAGGATCAGCTTCCCCTTCTCCGACCTGGCGAAGAACGTCTCCCCCCACATCCCGGACCTTGGGGCCCCGCGAGGGACCCCGGCCGGCGTGAGGGCGGCCTTGAGCGGGATGGCGAGGAACTTCCCCTTCTTCGCCCGGATCGTCGTGACCTGGCCCTTGGGGCCCACGTGCGGGCGGGCGTACGTCGTCCCGAATCCCATGCCGGATTCGATTACCCCTGGGCGCTCGGTGACCGGCAGGGGCTTCGTCTGCGACCGCAGGTTCCCGGTCCGGACTCCGAGCTGCTCCGGCCGCGGACCGGACATGAAGAACTTCCTGGTGTGCGCGGTCATGAGGACCGCCTCGGCCGCCAGCACTCGCTTCGTCTCGGACATAACGCGACGGGATATCTTCTGCACCGCGCCGGCGAGCGTCTCGGCTCCGTCGACCTTGCCCTTGATCACAGGCAAATCCTTCGCCGGCGGAGCAGATGCCTCTCGACGTCGGGAAGCCATTCTTCGATCGTGTACTTCTGGACCGATCCGTCCGGGTACGACACGGCGGAGAGCCCGGGGTCGCTGCGGCGCCGGAACTCGTAGGAGACCTGCTTTAAGAGCTTGCGCCGCAGGGCCGCCGGGTAGTCGTTCTCCGCGTACCCACCGTCGTAGATGACCTTCACGATGCGGTTTCCCCTGGGGAAATGTCCGCTTTCCCTGCGGATCTTCGCCGCGGAGGTCCCCGTGCCGGGATAGAGGGTGTATTCGTCCGACGCCAACAGGACCCCGTCTTCGTAGACGGAAACGCCGGAGACGTTGAAGTGCGGCAGGTACAGGGTCCTCTCCCCGCCGTCGAAGTAGACTTCCTCGGCGGTCACCTTCAGGATTGAGGCCTCCATGAACTCCCCGGCCTCCGCGAGCACTCCGTCAATGATGTCTCCAAGGAGCCCGTCGTGGGCCCCGGAAGCGTCCAGAGGGGCCCCGATCAGGGTCTTTGCGTCCATCAGCATGGTCACGGCAGGACCCTCCTCGCCTCGCGCATCACGTCCCCCACAAGGATTGATTCCATGCATCGGTACACGGTGCAGGAATGGAACAGGTTGGAATACTGGCAGGGAGCGCACGGCTCCTTCGACCGGATCATCTTCGACCGCTTCCCCACCGGGGCGTTCTTCGATGTGAGCGTTGCGCCGAACAGGGCGATGGTCGGCACCCCGAGGGCGTCCGCGGCGTGCATGCAGCCGGTGTCCGTGGAGATGAACAGGTCGGCCTGGGAGATCGCCTTCGCGGTCTGCGTCATCGTGAGCTTCCCGCCGTAGTCCGCATCCAAGGGGACGCCGGAGAGCTCCCCCGGGCCCCCGACCCCGATTACGCTGCCGCCGAAGTAGAGCCGCAGCGTCTCCGCGAGCTGCCGGAAGTACGGCCAGTGCTTCTTGTCCCACATCGGCGAGCCGAACGCCCCGTTGCACAGCCCGACGATGGGGCGGGGCAGGGAGAGGACCGGATCGGCGGCTACGGGCACGAACAGCGGAGGCGTCGGACCCTTGTATCCAAGGGCGCGGACGTGCCGCATGTTCGCCTCGATCTCGTGCTCCTTCGTGATCGTCCAGTTCGACCCCGGCCACTTCTCCCGGTTGAACCGCGTCCGCGCCTGGATGTAGGAACCGGCATCGGAGGACTCGCTCTGCACCGGGATGAAGTAAGCCCGGTATTTACCGTTCATCGATCCCGGGTACGTGACGATCTGGTCGACGAACGGAGACCCGGCCAGAAGATCCCGGATCGCCGCCTCCCGCGAATCCTTCCAGTTCGCCGCCAGGCAGACGTCGATCTTTCCCGACGGGTCCATGGAGGCAAGCGCCTGGAATGCCGGCGTCGCGACGATCAGGTTCCCGATGCCGGACTTAAAATATGCGACGATGGTGGTCATGCGATCCTGCGGAACGCCGCGTACCCGAAGTGCGACTTCGTGCAGGGGTGGTGCATGATGAGCTCGTACCGCAAATCTTTTTCCAGCTTCTCGAACGCCCACACGCATTTTAGGGTGTGGATGTCGTCGAGCACGATATATCGCGCTCCGTAGACCCTGATCGTGTCCGCCCGCCCGGAGTACGTACCGCCATCGACCAGCGCCATGTCGAAGGCCTCGATTCGATTCCGGTCCTTGATGAACTCCACACCGTCCTGCTTGAGACCTTGCTGGATGAAGTAAGCGTTGTACCGATCCCGTTCCCGGATGTGCCAGCCCGGCTCCTGGCGCTGCGCGGGACTCTGGAACGGATTCTTCGGCCAGTCCTCCTTGAAGAACCGTTCGATCTCGGCATCGGTGTAATGCTCGTTGCGCGGAGAGGAGCAGACCCGGTAGCACTTCATGTACGACGCCCGCGTCCGCGCCAGCACGTCGTACATCTGCTTGACAGGTTCGATGCAGAACAGTCGCACGTCGGGGAAGTTGGGGTTCTTCTCCAGACCCTCGCGGAGCGCCATCGTGGAGCCGCGGCCGTCCGTGGAGCCGATCTCGATCACGGTCCGGACCTCGGGGCGGGACGCCAGGTCGACCAGCGTCTCGTACATCAGGCCGGTGTGGGGATCGTCCTTGCGGTGGTCCGGGGCGCGGGTATGCTCCGGGATCGGGTTCGCCGCCACCGCCGGTCCGATTCGTCCCTTCATGCCACCTTCTCCTTGCGGACGGATGTCTCCACGGCTTTCCAGAAATCGTACGGGGCCTTCTTCAACCAGGCGCGCAGACCATCGGTGTCCGACAGGTCCCGGTTCCACGACTTGTGGCCGACGTTGTTGTTCATCACGATCTTCTGCACCCCGCACAGAGCCGCTTCGAATACGACCCGCTCTCCGGCGCAGATCATGTCCGGCAGGTGGACCAGGCACCCCACGGAGCTGTAGAGCTCCGGCATCTTCGACAGGTCCTGCATGGGGATGACTTTCACCCGATCGTTGATCCTGTGGCCGACGGAGACGTACTCGAGCTCGGGACGCTCCGCGACGTACCGGTGCACGGATTCTGCGATCTTGCCGCCCTTGATCCATCCGCCGACGAACAGTGCGCGGTTCTCCCGGCGCTCCACCCCGGGGACCGGCTTGAACATCTCCGTATTGATCGCCAGCGGCAGCGCGATCCCGTCGCAGCCCAGGTGGCAGCGATGGTTCTGCAGGTGCGCCGGCGAGAGGAAGACGTTTAAGGCCGAATCACCGAACATCCGCTCCGAGACCTTCGGCCGCCCGAGCTCCCGGGAGTCGTGCTCGTACTTGACGTACGGCTTCCCGTCCCGGATCGTCTTCAGGATCAACTGCTCCTGCGCCGCGGCGAACTGGAAGAAGTTGTTGATTATCACCACGTCGCAGTCGGAAAGCACCTTCGGGTGGAAGTTCTCCGGCGTGATCCCTACGATATCGAACCCGAGGCTCTCCCCCACGGAGACGACGCACCGGTTCGATACTTCCGCGCCGCCCCAGGGCCGGGAGTTATCTTGAATCCAGGCCACCCTCATGCCGGCACCCCATGGACGAATCCGCTCCGCTTCAGGTAATCCCCGGCGCGGGACCCGCACCCGTCGGGGGCGGCCTCCAGTTGCCCGTCGAGGATCTTCCACTTCCCCCGCCGCGCCCCGAGCATCGCCTTGTCCACCGGCACGCGCATCGTTCTCCCGTAGGAACTGATGAGCGCGGCATCGATGTTTTCGACAATCACGCGGCGGTGGATCACGGCATGTCCTTCTTGCCGAATACGTCGTCCTTCGACAGCGTGAACCGGTCCTTGGTCAGGTAATCCCCGCCGCCGCCCGGAAGTATCTCCCTGGTCGCATAGGACGCCCCCGTCTCGCCCGCCATGATCTTCCACAGCCCTTTCCGCTCTCCCGCTCTGGCCTTCTCCAGCTCAAGGTGCATGGTCTCCCCGTTGCGCTGCCGCATCATGGGGGAGAGGATCTTGACCTTCACCATCACGACTTCGTCCTGCATGGGACCTCCGCTTGTTCGAATGGAAAAGGCACCCCCAGGCCCGGCCAAGAGCCCGGGGGCGCCGCACACGCCGAAGGGAAAGGAGGAAAACCCCCGGCGCTATCTATTCAGGCCGCGATCAGCTCGTCGCGGTGTCGAGGATCGAGAAGGCGTCCGGCACGCCGGGGGCGCCGTCCTGGCGCACGACGAACCGCAGCGCGGTCTCGTCGAGCTCGAAGAACCGGTCCCTCGACGTGTCGATCGTCATGTCCTGGCGAACGCCCCACAGGTAGAACGAGAGGTCGCCCAGGGTGATGTCGCCGTGCGCTCCCATCGCCTTCGCGTTGCGGGTCTTGACGAGCGGGTACCCGAGCAGCCGCGGAGGGATCGCGCCGCCGAACATCGTGTCGAACCCGTCGTGGTACACGGGCTGCCCGACGGTGTCCTTCTGCTTCCGGAACGTGTTGACCGTCGCGCGCCGGGAGATGAAGGTCAGGTCTGCGAAGTTCTCGTCGAGCGAGGACTCCAGGTTGACCAGGTCGTCGTACTTCACCGTCCCCGCCGTGGTCCTGGCGACCACGTTGATGTTCGGTTCGGCGATGATCCCGAGCATCTGGTTCCCGGTGCCCGGGCCCTGGATGACTTCGTGCTCGGTCTGCCACTGGAAAGCGCGGACGAACAGGGAGGTGATGTAGTTCATGATGTTGATCGAGGAATCCGCGATCAGCTCGTCGGTCATCGCGATCAGGCCGATCAGCTTCTTCGCCGTCAGGGTGACGGAGTCGAAGTTCGGCTTGGTCTTGAACTTCTCGCCGGCCTCCTCGGGGTGGTACAGGTGGATCCCGCCGAAGTACGAGCCGGCGGCCTGCACCAGGCGCGGGATCTTCAGGGACAGGGAGCCCATCGGGATCCGCCACAGCTTCGGCAGGATCTGCGACTGCGCGGTGGCGAACTCGATCACGGTGGCCAGGTACTCGACCGGCACCAGCACGCCGGCGTCGGTCGTGGTCAGAGGGCCGGTCGCCTTCTGGTTCGCCTCGGCGACTTCGCGGTTGTACTCCCGGATGTCGATGCCCAGAGCGTGCGCCTTGTTGGAGTCGCCTCGGACCGCGACGATCCTGGCGAACTTCTCCATCAGGGGCGACAGGGAGAGCCAGGGGCCGGTGCGGGAAGCGCCGAGCCCGCGGACCAGCGCGATGGCGTCCATCGGCCCGCCCTCGTGGCGCTCCTTGCGGTGGAACGCGCGGGTGTCGATGATCGACTTGCCGCAGGTTTCGAGGAGCGTCCCGTCCCCGGCCGGAAACAGCGCCGCCCGCTCCACCCGCTTCATGTCCTCCTTGAGCGCGAGGATCTGCGGGAACTCCATCCCCTTGACCGCCTCCGCGAGGATCCCCGGGAGGTCCTTCATGTCCAACGTGACGATCTGCTCGCCTGCCATGGTCTTGATCTCCTTCTGCCGAAAATGAAAAAGACCCCGATCAGGGGCCTCATTCGTTTCTCCGGCTGGTGTAGTGGTTTAGTTCAGCGGTTCAGTTCACGCGACCCATCAGCTTGTCGACCTGCGCGTTGAAGGCGGGCTTCATCGCTGCCGCGATGGCGGCGATGACGGATTCCCGCTGCTCCTTTTCGAGGCGCGCAACCTCTTCCTTCTCCTGCGCCGTGCCCTTGAAGATCAGGCGCGGCGGCGTTTCCGGCTCCGGAGGATTGTCTTCGCCCTCTTTCCCCTTGTCCCCGCCATCCGGTTCGGGCGGGAGGGTTTTCAGGAGCGGTTCCAGTTGCTCGACTCTCTTGTTCAACGCTTCCAATCTATCGGGGTAGTCCTTGAGAAATTCCCTCATGCTGTCGACCAGCCCCCTCAATGCCTGGATCTGCATCATGAAGCCGCCTTCCTCGGCGGGCGGCGCGGCGTAGCACTTTGGGCAAGGCTCCTCGAATGGCTTCCCGTCCAGTTCGCCCTTGACGACCTTGGTATCTCCACAGGCTGCGCACTTCGGAAACGGAGGCGCGATGGCCTTCGTCAGTTCGGCGAACTTCTCCGGCTCGCACTTCTCGCAGGCGGAGCCGACCTCCCCTTCACCTTCCTTCGTGAAGGTCACGAGGAACGACTCGCAGGTCGAGCACTTCTGGAACCCGTCGCTCTCATTCTCCTCGACCACGCCGAACCAGTGCGACTCGGGAACCTCGAACGGTCCTTTGGGATCCTCGTTCTTGTCGAGGAACTCCTTGACCGTCTGCGCGAATGGGTTCATCGGGACGCCAACGGGCGAGTACTCGAGCAGCTGCCACTTCGTGACGTCGCGCCCGTCGTATCTCCCCTCCCGCAGGAGGTCCTTCGCCTCGTCGACCGAGTATCCGATCGACCAGTTCGGGATGAACCCGCCCTTGATCTTCTGGTAGAGCCGCTGGCCGGTTTCGTCGTTGAAGAACTGCGTCCTCGCCAGGATCCCCGGCTGCCCCTTGAACTCGTCGATGGTGATCGACAGCGGCTTTCCGACCGGCTCCGATCCCATCGGCCCGCGGCCGTGCAACAGCAGAACGACCGGCTTCCCGACGATCTTCATCCCCTTGGCCCGCATGATGTCGCCGCCGCGGTCCTTGTGCTCCGTGGAGATGAAGTTCTCGACGATCAGGTTCTCGTCGTCGAACGCCTTGACCTCGGCTTCGAAAATCTTGTGCTCGATCTTCATGTCCGGGCTCCTTTTCGGAAGGGTTGCAGAAACGAAAAACCCCGCCGAAGCGGGGTCGTAAGGTTTCACGTGGAACAGGTGGAACGGGTGATCTACGACTTCTCGTACCCGAGCGCACATCTGCAGTTGATCGTCTCGGCCGGATCTGACCCGTTCCCCGGGGCGTCCATCTCGTCGTCGCCGACGTGGAACATATCATCGATCGGGATCCCGCCCGCGTATTGCTGGCCGGCCTGGACGTGGGACGGCCGCACGTGCTCGTCTCCGGCGGTGAGCCAGGTTTTCACGACCTTCTCCTCGATGCCCGCCTGACGGATCGCCAGCAGGTCCGCCTTATTCGACGCCGCAATCGTCTCCGTGCGGGCGATCAGGGGGGCCCGATACTTGTCGTAGGAGTCGAACGTCTCCCGAAGCGTGTCCGCGATGACGGAGAGCGGCTTGCCGTCGGAGAATCCCTGCCGCAGCACCGCCCGGATGTCGTCGAACGTGGTGCCGGCGACCTCCTCGGAGAACATGCTCATCCGGGAGCCGAGCCACTTCGCGACCGCCGGATCGTTCACGTCGAACGCGATATCGATCCCGAGCTCGCGCAGGATGCGCTTGCCGCCCTGCTCGACAAGTGCGGTGACGGGCGGCTTGACGAGCAGCCGCAGCCGGGCGATCTCCGCTTTCTTGTCGATGTTGATGTCGTCGCCGACGCCCTTCTTCGCGATGTGCTCCTGGACGGCCTTGCGGGACCAGCCGGCGTACTGCGCCTCGACCCGGGGCCCCAGCTTGTTCAGCCGCCCGATCACCTCCGAGCCAAGGTTCCGGAAGTATCCCTTCATCTGCGAGGTGACCATCCGCTCCCAGGGGGCCTGCCGGGAGACGAAACGCCGCCAGCGTCGCGTGCGGGTCGCCGCCGACGCCTTCTCCTCGATCTCTTCATCCTCTTTCGGAGGCGGAGGAGGGGGCGGAGCGGGTTCGCTCAACGCCTCCGGATCCTGCGTCACGCCGAACGAGAACCACGGCTTGTTGCCCCACGGCACTTCCGGGCGGCCCTTGCGCTTCAGCACGTCGTTGATCGTGGAGACGTAGGTCTTTAACTCCATCTCCGTCTCGAGGAGCGCGAACTCCCGATCGCCGATATCCTTGCGGTCGAACTCGCACGCCAGCCCGCGGTCGTACCGTGGCAGTTGGAACGTGTTGATCTGTTCCTCGATCAGCATGCATTTGGGAAGAATGCACTCCTTCTCGAACGTCTCGTCCAGGACCTCCATGTTCGCCCGGTTGCTCGGTACCTCGAGGCCGAGTTTCGCCTCCGAGAGATCGTAGGACGTGATCAGCTTCTCCCGGGCCCACTTGGCGACGTCGGTCATCAGGGAGTCCCGGTTCGACCAGCCGGTCTTCTCCGCCGCCAGCCCGGAATGCGTGATCAGCGGGCGCCCCGACTGGGCGGCCTCCCCGAACTGCTCCCGGACCTGGTCCCGAAGCTCCTTCGCCTGATCCTTCGTGAGCGGCTGTGTGGTGTGGAGGTGGATCCCCGGGATGCCCTTGTTCTGGAACAGGGCCCGCTGCTGCTGCATCAGGAACAGGTCGATGTCGTACGGGTAGGTCTGCGCCATCAGCGGGGAGAAGCCCTGGAAGGGGGAGGCGGGATTCGGGTACTTAAGCGGTAAAACGTCCTGGGGGGCGAACCGGTTGCGCACGGCGCCGTCCGTGTAGATCCACGCCTCGATCATCATCTTCGCGCTGACCAGCGGCTTGATCTCCGCGGACTTGGTCAGCGGCAGCGGCCAGATCTCGCCCGGAAGCCCCAGGCCGTTGGACGGCATATACCACGCGCACAGGCCGCCCAACTCCATGCGCGTCACGGTTTCGTACCACAACACCATCCGCGACATGACCCCGTTGGGGCGGTGCAGCAGGGAGAGCCACGGGTGCTCGTAGATCTCCTGCTTCTCGTAGCCCATGTCTTTGAGGACGTACTTCCGCTCGGCCGCAGTGTCGATCTGCTTCATCGTCGCGAGGATGGCGCACGGGTCGAGGACCTTCTCGCCGGTCTTGCGGCGGTAGACGAACAGGTGCATGTTGCGGGTCGCGAGGGTCTTCGCGATCTTGTCGATCGCCGTGTAGACCCACGACTTGTAGGCGTCGACCAGCTGCGAGTACTGCTTCTCCGGGGCGATGCCGGTGTTCATGGCCGTCATCACGGCGGAGATCAGGCTGTCCGGGACGGCGACGGCGGCCTTGGCTTCCTCGATGGCCCGGCCCACCTCTTCGGGGTTCTTGTATCCCCACCGGCGGGCGACAAGATCGATGATTTCGTTCAGCACGGCGCCTCCGTTTACGCGAAGAAGAATCCGGGTGTCCCCCGGTTCCTCATCCAGTTCACGGCCTGCGTGGTCTGGTCGACCTCGTCGTCGTTCGCCCCACGCGGGAAAGAAGCCATCTCGCCGATATACTCTTCGACCCACGAGGCGATCGACGGATCCGGGAGGTACAGGTTCCCGGCCTCGTGCTCGGGCTGGATCGCGTACGCCCTGGCTTCCTTGCCGCCCTCGGGATTCACCGCGATCACCCCGGGGATCTCCTTCGTGAGCGTCTCGATGATGGCCGGCCCGTTCGCCTTGTCTTCCACGAGAACGGCGACAGCCGTCGGCCACCGGGCCTTCATCGCGCGGACGGCCTTGACGGAATCGGCGAACCCCATCCGTTCTTTGACCCGGTCGATCAGGTACTTGTCCGCGCCGAGGCGCCCCCAGGCGCCGCCGGCGACGTAGTCGGAATCGGTGGTTTTCTTGAACGTCATGTCCCACGACAGCACGACCTCGTCGAACTTCTGCGGCCGGGCCTTGTAGAACCGCCAGTGCTCGCGCTTGAAGATGCCGCCGCCGGCCGGTGCGGGCGACTGCTGCAGCTGCCCCGCGGTACCGAAGCTACCCAAGGTCTTTTTCGATTCCGCCAGCTCTGCGGGGGGAAATCGTTCGACCCAGAGAGGTTCGTCTACTTCCTGCCGGGGGTCATAGGGTCCAAGGATGGTCGACCGTCGCTTCCCGTCGAACTCCATCGGGATGCAGATATGCTCCCAGCCCAGCCCTTGCGAGAGCAGGTGCCCTGTAGCGTCCCGCTCGTGGCCCCGCTGCTGGATCACGACCTTCCGGCCGGTTGCCGGATCGTTGAACCGAGTGCTCCACACCTCGTCCAGCCAGCGGTTCACGCTTTCCCGCTCGGCCTCCGAGTGAATCTTTTCCAAGTCGTTCGGATCGTCGACCACAAGGATGTCGCCGCCTTCGCCGATGATCGATCCGCCGACGGAGGTCGCGAGGCGGTATCCCGTCTTGCTGTTTTCGAACCGGGTCTTCACGTTCTGATCGCCGGTGAGTTGATACTCGCGACCCCACCGGGCCCGGTACCATGGGCTCTCGATGATCCGCCGACATTTGAGGCTGTCGCGCGTCGACACTCCAACGGAGAACGAGGAGAACATCCAGCGCGTGGCGGGCCGGGTAGTCCATTCCCACACGGGCCAGAAAACGGAGACGATCAGCGACTTCATGGTGCGAGGCGGGATGTTGATCAGCAGTTTCCGGATCTGCCCGAGGCTCACCGCTTCCAGGTGCTCGCATAGCAGATCGATGTGCCAGTTGTGGAGCCTCGGCGTGGCGGGCTCCACGATATCCCACGCCTGCTCAATGAACTCGCGCAGGCTCCTCTCCGCGAGGACCCTGTCCACCGCCTCCCACGACGGCAGCGGCGCTTCCTGCTCGGTAAATGTCTCGGATTCGCTTGAGATCATCGAGCGGCATGCTCCTCAGACGGCGCTCTTCTTCTTCGGACGCTGCGCCATGCAGAGGCACGCCGTCTGCTCCGGTGACCTCCTGGCGCTCCACCCATCCGCGCTTCTTGCCCTTGCACTTGAGGTGGAAACAGATCGCCCATCCCTGATCGTTCTGGATCGCCTTCTTGAGTTTCGATTCCGTGAAGTCGAGATCCTGATCGTCGGCTTCGAGGAATCCAGCCTCGAACGCCGGATCGGACTTGCGCCACGTGTAGAGTTGCGCCCGGGTAATGCCCGAGGCCCTGCACGCCGCCGTGACGTTGCACGCCTTGCGCCCGAACGCGATCAGGAACAACTTCTTCCGGCGGGCCGTCTTCGCGGCTTGCGTGTTGACGCCCGGCTTATTGCCCCAGCTCATGCCGTCGCCTGCATCCGCATACGCGCCCCGGGCGGCAACGCCCGCAGCGGCACCGCCCGCAGGTCGTCGTAGTTCCGGGCCTCCTGGCGCAAGATGATTTCCTTCTCGGCGGGGTTGTCCGCCACTGTCACCTCGACGACCTTCATCGTGATCTTATCGGTGCCGATGATCCGCCACATTCCTCCGCTCCAAAAGAAAAAGCCCCGCGTGGGCGGGGCCTTTGAAATGCTGCAGAGATTATTCGGGTGGTGTAAATATGGGGTTATTCGGGGGGGGTGCGCAAGGTGACAAATTATGGGAATGTCCTCGTTTGTCCACTTAGGCATCGATGCGCATCCCGCCGCACTCCGCGCACGGCTTCGCCGCGTGCTTCCGGACCCATGCGTCGATGTCCTCCGGCTTCGCCATCATCTTCCGCCCAAGGAAGGACACCGGGAAGTCCGGGTACTTCGCGAGCAGGCGTGACACCGTGCGGCCCGTCACGCTCAGGTGGTCCGCGATGTCCTTGCGGCCTGACAGCCAGCGGGAGTCGGTCAACCTGTCACCTCCTTGTTTTCATTTCGCCATCTTACGAATTTCTCAAGTGCTGCCTTTTTTGCGCGCTCAGCGCGTATCAACTTCTTTTTCACGGCAATTCCCCTGTCTTGGTTTTCGGCGAGGAACGGTTCCCGCGGGTCCACCTCGCGTTCTGGTTTTTTCGATAACCCGGAATCATGATGGAACGGCCGCAGCAGATTGCTATTGTGTGGGTGACGGAGGTGCCGAAGAGCCTTCGCCTCAATCTGGCGGATCCGCTCTTTCTGCACTTTAAATTCTTGCCCAACTTCTTCGAGAGTGTGATCGGATTTCTCGCCGATACCGAACCGCATCCGGAGAATCTTTTGCTCGCGCGGAGTGAGCCTACTAAGCGCACGTTCGACCTGCTGTTTCAGTTCCTTAATTTCGAACTGCTCTTCAGGTCCGGGGTTTTCATCCAGCAAGGCAAGCGGATCAACGTGGCCGGCAATTTGCTTCGCCTCGTCCAGAGAAAGAAGCCGGAATACTGGCTTCACGCTGGATACTTTCTGAAATTCAGGAGGCCACAATTGTTCTGGATCGAGATTGAGGAAGCACGCTATATCAACCGCAACCTCCCTCCATTTAAATCCGCCATCAGTGCACTTCCTTGTCGGTTTTACGGTGAACGATTCCAGTTGCGCCACATACAACCATCTTCCTTCCGGCCCATCTGGGTACACGGCGCGTCCAAGATCCATGCAGGTCTTACATCCGGCCTCTATGCGCGCTTCGCGTAGCAAATTGTTATATAGGCGCGTCTTTGCGATAAACTCGCGCCCCTCGCTCATCCCCGCTCCCCCTTCTCCGCCTTGCATGGGATCGTTCCGTTCCTAAGCGCCGCCCGCATCGACCGAATGTCCGCCGATACCAGTCCCTGGTAGTTCCTCGGCCACACGTGCTTCCCGCACCTCTTGCAGAACACGCGGCCCTTGCCGATCCGCTCCTCCGGCACGCGGCGCAGGCACAGCGGGCAGACCGCGTGTTGCGGGATCGACCGCCACACCTCGCCCGCCGTCTCATCCGACGCCCGCAGATAGATCACCGCTTGCTTCGTCCGGTCGAACCGCTCGACCACCCGGCGGATCGACATCGCGTAGATCATCTGCGCGTTAAAGACGGCGACCTTGACCGGAGCACGCCTTTCTTTCGTCGGAAGCAGCGTCCGCACGCCGAGGATGGACATGATCCGCTCGGCCTCGGAGACGTGCTGGCGGAGGGTGCGCACGGGAACTGTGCGCCCGCCCTTATCGCCTCACCGCCATGACCGGTTCATCTTTTGGCATCTCTTCGGCAATCCCATCGAGAACTTTCCGCAGCTCATCCAGAATCGCCGACTGCTTCAAAGCACTGCCGATATAATTTCCAAAATACCCGCCAGGGAGATCCCGGCCCTCCTTCACGCCATCATCTAAGACGCCCGGCCCCATGATGCGGGACCGCAGATCGCTGGCGACATCCAGGAGCTGTTTGGCCTTCTCCTCGTTCTCCGCCATCATCTTGTGCAGCGCAGGGAACAACGGCGATGCGACAGGACCACCGGCCATATCATTCTCCTTTCGGTTGGAGGTTCACTGCGCAACGCTTCCAAAGTTTCCCGTCCCGCTCGATCTCGATGACCTCTCCGCGCCCGCCGCACAGTGTACAATCCGGATTCGTCGCGTACTCGACCCGCACGCCCCTGTTCTCTTCGCCGAAGACCGTCGTGCATCCGTTCGGGCAGGGAACGAGGCGGGGGCGGAACGTCATTCCTTCTCCCACCCGTCGATCACCTCGACCCGCGCGGGACGCGCCTCGATGTCCAGCAGCCTCGCGTTCGGCATGTCGATGGCGATGTGACAGTTGATCCGGTTCTCGATCTCCTCGATGTTCGCGTACTCCGGAGCCTTGACGACGACGCGGTACGGGATGTCGAAGATCAGGATCTTGCTCATCGGGCGGGCTCCTTCGCGTCCTGCAGGATGCGACTTCTCTTGATGTCTTCGATAAGTGAGCCCTGCAGGATCCCGCGGGGCTGCTCCATGCCCGTCCCGTAAAGCACCCTCTCCTCCTCTGCGGCGAGGTAGTCGACGAACTCCTCCCGCATGATCAGGCCGAGCAGCACCATCGGCATGACCGGCGGGTGCATCCGACGCTTCCACCGCGCAATCCTCCGCGTCGCCGCATGACGGCTCCATCCGCTTTCACGCCTCATCCCCGCGCCTCCGGCGGCCATGTTTCCTCGCTCGCTTCCCCTCGCTCGTCCATCACCCGCAGTCCTGGCTCTTTGCAAAGCTGGCAGTGCTTTATTCCTTTTCGCTCCAACATCTCCGTGCTCCATTTCGCTCCGCATTTGGTACACACCGCCATGTCAGGCATGAACCGCCTCCCTCTCGTGCGTCATCACGTCGATGTGGTAGCAGGCCACCGCGAACGCGCTGCGCTTGTCCGAGCAGTTCAGGGCGTGGAGCGGTTCCGGGATCCGCAGCACCCGGACGCGCGGCTGCCCCTTCCGCGGCCCGTTGATGTAGACGCCCGCGCCCTCCTCCTCGTTCGGGATCACTTCGTCGGTCACCGTCTCCCCGTACCCGCCGAAGCGCAGTTCGAGTGCTTGGCGGAGGATCGAGTCCTTCGTGTGACTCCCGCCGCAGAGCATTCGCAGGTACTCCTGCCGCGGGTAGAGCGTGCAGGGCATCCCCTGGCCCTTGCACGCCTGCTGGATGCGCCCGATCATGTAGCAGGTGTCGAAGACCTCGCGGCCGACTTTCATCCCGTACGACTGGATGCTCTCGACCGCCACCCCATCCCAGGCGCCGCGTTCGATGTGGCCGATCAGGTTCTCGTTGCTGAACGTCTCCGCCACGACGACCTCGAACTTCTCGTCGATCAGGACGGCGGCGGAGCGTTGCGGCCCGGGGTCGACGCCGAGGATCAGCACGGCTTCATCTCCCGCGTCGGAGGATTCCCGTCGACCTGGCAGCGGAGGCAGAGGTAATGCTCCACGATCTGTTCGTAGATCACTGGACCCTGCCAGGCAGGATTCATATTTATTTCATATCGGCAAGCAATCGCCACAGTTGACGGTTGTTTAAACTGCGACCCCTTACGCAGCAGGCAGCCGCACCCGTCGCAGGAAACGATGTCCTTGCGCTGAAGGGATGGATTCTGAGGGCCTCCACACAGAAATTCTATTTCAGACTCCTCCCTTACTTTCGACTTGCGCTTTTCCCTCCAATACCCCATGGCTACTCCCACACAGGCCACCACGCACACCGCGAATAAAATCCACCAAGCCATGCTATGCGTCATCCCGCCTTCGCCTCCTCTCTCCCGATCGCCTTCCGCACCGCCGACGCATTCCCGGGGTAGACCCCCTTCGCCTCCAGCGCCCGCCAGACGCAACGGCAGACGATGGCCTTCGACCCGCCCCCTGTGTACCCGGAGATCCCGTTCCCGTGGCAGCTGGCGTGCGAGGGCTTCGCCAGCTCGCGGACCTTGGATGCGTCGAGGAGGAAGGTCACGCCTCGCCTCCTTCCTCCGGGAACTGGTTCTCGGCGCCACACGACGGGCAGACCTCAAAGGCCCCCTCGTCGCGCTCGGTCGTCTTCCAGAAGTGCTTGACGCCAGCGGTACCGGCCTTCTCCTTCACGAACGGCTGCGCGTACGGGTGGCCGCAGGTCGCGCAGACCTTCGTCGCTGGAGGGGCCCCCTCGAGGATTGCGTCCGCGGCCTGCTCGAGCTGCTCGGGGGTGGTGAATTTGGTTACGAGGTCCGGATCGCCGATCTGCTCGGCCGTCCCGAAAACAATCTCCCCCGACTGGAGAGAAGGATCCTCGACGATCGGATGGCCGAGGAGCGTCTCCGCCGGTGGCGTGTCGATCTCCTCCGGCTGCGGCACCCGGTAGCACGCGTCGCACAGGATGATCTCCTTGCCGTCTTTGACCGGCTTCGCGAAGAACGGCTCGTTCACGCAGTCCACGGTCCGGCCGCAGGCGTGGCAGATTTCGCTCATATCCACCACCCCGGGCAACAGCGGTGTGCCCGTTTCGTCGCGATCCGACCGGCGCCGACCCGGCGTGTACCCCTTGTTCACCGCAGCCAGGATCCGCACGGTCGCCAAGCCCTTCTTGATCGGGAACAGGAACGCCAGCTCGTCCTGCGTCCGCTCGTCGTTCGGGAAGACGAGCTTTACCTCGATCACCTTGTCCTTGATGCCGATGTCTCCGACTCTGCCGTTGAGCGCAAAACTTTCGAGCATTTGGGCCTCCTTTTTATTTCGTCCAGTCTGTGGGCGTTGCGGGCCGTCAACCTGGCCGTACGATACTGCCGAGAATTCCCTGTTCCTGATCCGGATCGTGCTGCAGGCAATACCACCGACCATTGGTTCCGATCGTGCCTCTTTTGTCGCACCCCCCGATAAAAGCGCAGGCATCTTTCAGTCGAGTCGCTTTAGGCGTAGCGGCGGGGGCCTCAGAGCCCCCGGCCGGGACGCTTGCCGTAAGGTCTTTCTTTTCCGGAAAAGGAATAGGATCAGGAGCAGGATCAGGAGATGGAGCATTGCCAGCTGCATTCCCTTTGGCATTAGGTGCTTGTATTTTCTTAGTTTTTCGCTTGTTCGCCCAACGGCGCTCCGCAAGCTCGGTTGCTACCTCTGACCGCTCCTTACGAAAGTATGCGTAAGGATTGCGCTTTCTCCAATTATGTAGGGCATAATGCGTTTGGCTTTGCGTTTGGCTTTGCGAATCGCATAATATATCGAGAAATCCTGGCTTTTTTGCTTCCCCACCGGCATCTATCAGGGCATTGATAAATTCACCGGGTTCGCCGCTCCAGCGAACCGCCTCTACGATTTCCTTGGCGCTCATCCCGGTCAAGATGCCCTTGGGGAAATACTTCGAGGCGTAGCACCAGAGCCGGAAGAGACAGGCGATACCATGGTCCCCGGTGTGCCGGAAGAACCTGACGGTTTTAGGGTGCTCAAAGAAGGCGTCATCGACCCGTATGTCCTGCATCTAAATCCTCCCGACGATCAGCCGTCGTGCCTCTTCGCGCCGCACCCAGATCTCCGTCGACCCCATGACGAACGTCTCTCCGGCGACGTGTTGGATCAGGGCGAGGAGGATCTGTTCGTGGATGCCCCGGGAGGCGTCCGGAGGAACGGCGTTTCCAACACGCTCCCGCCATCTCGAGTCGCTCTTCCCGGCCAGCACTACGGGCGAGCCGTCGGCGAACCGGACCGGGAACGATTGCAGGGCGAGCAGCTCCAGTGTCGTCAGCGGGCGATGCCAGGTCCCGTCGAGGGCGACGATCACCGGCGGCGGGTCGGGGCGCTCGTCGTTGCCAGGGATCCGGGGGTCGGATACGGCTCCGGGCCCAGAGTGGACGTCGAGGGAGCCGAAGACGGTTGCGGCGGGTTCATCGAACGACTGGACACCCATGGGCCCCTTCGTGTTCCCCCGCGGCTTGCACCCGAACCGATGGTCAGCGACCGCCTGGGGACCGTTGGAGGTACCAACTCCGGCGCCACCGGTGACTGCTGGTGACGCCTCGTCCATCCGGAGGACTCGGTAGACTCCGGGGCGGGGGACGTGATGCAGGCGGGGATCTCCAATCGACTGCGCCCCACATTGGACGTCCGTGTCTCCGGTGATAGTCGGGGCCGGCTCATCGAAACGGTTCACCTTGAACCGGTTCGGGTAGATACCCTTCGAGTTGGGAAGGCGCGGATCCGCGATCGCGGCCGGGGTGTTCGAGCAGGGGACCCGCATCCCGCCCGTGACCGCCTTGGCCGGTTCATCCCATGCATTGACGCCGTACAGCCCGGGCGATCCGTTGAAATTCTTCTCATCTCGGACGATTCGGTACTCCTCCGGCGTGATCTTCTGGAGGTCCCGCCAGTCCCCGCCGGCGGGGATCAGCGCCAGCCGCAGCCAGGTCAGCCACTTCAGCCGCGGGAGCCGATGCATCGGCCCGAGAGACGGATCGTCCGGAAGGGCCAGCGGCCCGATCACGTCGCCGATCGTCTTCAGGGGACGCTTCGGGGGCTGGTAGATGAAGGGCGCCAGCTTCTTTGGGTTCCTGGCGATCATCAGGTACCGCTTCCGCCGCTGGCCGAGTCCACCGATTTCCCCGCAGTCGTGGTCCGAGTCGGTGACCCGGTAGCCGTGGCCACGGAGGAGCCGCTTGATCTCCTCGAGGAGCTCCGCGCCGCGGGTCCGGATCCGGGGCACGTTTTCGATGAGGAACACCGCGGGAGGATCCTTCCTGAACGCCTCGAGGGTAAGGCGGACGGCCCGGGTGGTCAGGCGGTTGAGCGCCTGGTACTTCTCCGAGCCCGCGGAGGCGGCCGGAAGGAGCCCGGAGAACCCCTTGCATGGCGGCGACGAGAAGATGATGTTCGGGCAGATCCCGCCGGCGGCGCGCAGGACGTCCGCGGGGGTCGCCTCCCGCCACTCGGGTGGCGGCTGTTTCCCGTGGAACGCGACGTACTGCTCCCGGTCGAACAGGTCCAGACACGTCGCCTGGATCCCGGTGAACCGCTCGAAGTCGGCGCAGGAGGCCGGGTCGGAGTCGATACCGCCGAGGGTGCGGATGGATCCCTGACAGCCAAGCCACATCGCCCTGGCGAAGGCGGCGCCGAGGGCTCCGCCACCGATCCCGCAGAACAGGTGGAACTCCGAAAATTCGACGGGCGGTCTATCATGCGGTGTCGCCACTTACCCCTCCCTCACGCTCTCGCCAACAGGTCCACGAACCAGAACTTGTCAACCTTGCGGATGTCGATCAGGGCGATGCTCTCGATGATGAACTGCCGGACATCCTTCTCCCGGATGAACCACATGTCCCCGCCCTGGATCTCCAACCGATTCGTGCCGCGGCGCTCCGCTTTCAGGTGACCGAGTTCGATCCATCGGGTAACCGTTTTAGAACAGCTCACGCCGAAGCACTCCGCAAGCTGCCGGGAGGTGTACCCGTCCAGGTTCCGCAGGAACCTCATCCGCTTCCGCTTCAGGAAGATCCCCATGACCGACCGATGAAACCCGGCGCTCTTCAACCGGATCTGGATCCGCTCCGGCGTCAGGTGCGCCCACCGCTTCAGGACCGCGATCTCCGCATCGTTCCAGTCGGGCTCTTTGCGGCGCGGCTCCACGACGCCCAGATGCAGCGCCCACCGGGAGATCCGCCAGCGCGGAATGCCGAGGCGCTTCGCCAGGTCGCGGATCTCTCCGTCTCCGGTGCTTTCACGGTAGACCCGACGGATCTGCGCCTCGATCTCGGGGGTGAGCTGCCACTTGGGCGTGCGGCCCTTCCATCGGTGGTAGATCGGCAGGCGCAGGGCGGGCTCCATCTATGGTCGGCCCCCCATCATCATTTCGTTCGCCGCGTTCCGGCTCTGCTGCGCGAGATAAGCCTGCTGACGTTGCTCCCTGCTGGCGTTAGGCCATTTGATATCCCGATTGTTCGTACAGGGAGATGTGCAGCGGTACGAGACCGCCAGCGGAATCTCCGTATAGGGCTTGAAGATGATTCCTGTTATCCAGGGGTTCGCGGGTCGGGCTGTTCCGCAGACGGGGCAGTTCACGCCAGCGCCCTCAGCCCCTCGATGGCGTTATTTATGACGTCCCGCCGGTGCTCCAGATCAGCGATCACCGCAGCGAAAGGACTGCTGCCTACCGCAACTGCCGCCTTCGGCGGTCGCGGGGCGGGCTTGGCGCCGCCATCCCGCGGCACGGAATGGGCTACCGGCCAGGCTTTGGCCGGCGCCGCCTTCTTCTCCGGCTTCGAGGGAGGCTTGGCCTCGATCATCTCCTTCGTGCGGGGGTCCTTCGCATCCGGGAGCGTGTAGACCGCCGTCATCCTTTGGCGGATGCCACGGTAGGGCCAGGACTTGATCTCGCCCGCAGCGACGATCACCCTCAGATCTTCCGAGGAGATATGGCAGCGCTGCATCATCAGACTCGGCGAAACAGACCCGTTCCGGGTAAGCAGCGCGAGGCACCTCTCCTTCGGCGTCATCTTGTTCGGCACGGGGGCCTCCTTCGGCGGGGTGATCGTTTCGGTTTTCGGGCGAAGCGTTGCAGGATCAGGCCGTTTCGTATCATCGGAAGGCGGTTTCGTATCATCCGAGGTCGCTGGCCGCCCCCTGAAATCGCACTCCCTGCAGTCGCTCGGTGCGGGAGTCGTCCATTCCTGCCGCTTGGCGCAGGGTCCAGGCTTGTGTAAATACGGGCAGGCCATCAGCGATCCAGTTCCTCGTTGATCCGTTCGATGCGCGCCTGGAGGGTCTTCCGTTCAGACCGCAGTTTCTCCTTGTATCCGGGCGGCGGCAGGAGTTGCAGGGCGAAGTATTGAAACATCAACCGTCCCCACTTCTCTTTGCCGAGCCGTATGAGTGCCCTAGCGATCCGGAGATATTCGTCTGAAGACAGGCTCGCCGTGTTCCCGTGAAGCTTCTGCGTGAGAAGCGAAGGGGACATCTCGATCGCTCCGGCGATCTGCTTGTGCGATAGGCCGCAGTTGTCGCAGACGTGGTGCGCGAACTCGTTCGGACTGGAGAACTGCCGAGGATCGGGAAGCGGCGTGTCGGTCGGCCACTCGATGGTCAGTTGGTTTTTTTCTTCCGGTTTTACCGCCATTTATCGAGGCCACCCTTCCGGGGGTAAATCGAATTTAGAAGGCGTTTAATTCGTCATGGGGTAAAAAAAATACATGGCGCAATGTAACCTTGCAGGGCATAATCTTCATGCAACCCTGGCCCGGCGCTTTTCCGGGTACAGAAGGGATTCCCGGCTGATTTCTGGGTATGCCCGGTGGATCACGTCCGCCCGTTTTGCGCTCGGTATCTTGAGTAGCGCGGCGTACTGGGCGAGCAACTCGGGACGGATGGTTTCTTTTGTCGATTTCTTTATGCGGACCGACATTTCGCGATACGTCAGGCCCTTCGCTTCCTTGACCACCTTCAATGGATGCATGGTTCCCTCCTTCTGCTCACGGATATTAACCGACAGGGTTAAACCATGTCAAGTAAAAATATAACCCAAGGGGTTAACGGTGAAAAATGCGGCGAAAACTAAGGGTGATCCTGGGGGGAAAATATCATTTATACCTTCTGCCGCCTCCGAGCGGATGGGGGCGAATATAAAAGCCCTAAGGAAAGGGAAGACAGGGGGCAATGGAAAAACACTTTCGCAGGCAGAAATGGCGAGGCATATATGCAAGAAGGAAGGGAAAGGGCCCTATATTTCAAGGATTGAGAGCGGGAAGGAGAATGTTACACTTTCAAGGATAATAGAAATAGCGGAATATCTTGGGCTTGGAGAAAACGTTTACAAATTATTCTTACCGCCATAATTGCCGAGGAGGAGATAAAATGAAAACACAATCCGTCATTATAATCCTATCGTTTATTTCTATTTTCTCTGGATGCATGCCAGCCATGATCCCGGCGGAGGCCACCACGGTACAGAAAACAATAGAAATACCTGGTGTCAATAAAAATGTAATCTATGAAAGATCAAGGATCTGGATCGCAAAGACCTTCCGTTCTTCCAAGGCGGTAATTGAGTATGAGAACAAGGAAACCGGCGTGATTATAGGCAATGGCATCGTTTCCTATCCCGTTACGGCTGGCCCGTTTGGCCTCACCGCAATGGTACCTGTTCGATTCACAATGAAGGAGGACATAAAGGACGAAAAAATCAGAATCACTTTCGATAATTTATTTGAGGGTACCGGGGATTATCCGGTAAAATACCAACGAAGCATGGACCTGATCCGGCCAAAACTGTTGTCCCTTGCGGATGATCTGGGGGCCGCGCTTCGATCCCCCCAAGCAAACGAGTCCTGGTGATGTGGCTTACCGAGGAAAAAGCCCACGAGAAAGCCTGCCCGATCTTCGCGCTCGCCTTCTTTCTTACCGATGAAAAGCTGATCGACGACGCCTGTCAAGGCTCCCGCTGCGCCTGGTGGCGGTGGGCTGAACAGCCCGGGATCCATGGAAGAAAGCGCGTCGGGTACTGTGGCCACGCCGGAAAGCCGGAGGGTACCCCGCCGATAATAAAAGACATTCCACCACAGGAAGACGAGATAATTCTGGCGTAAAATCACCTTCGATCCCGTAGCCCCTTCCCGGGGGCTATTTTTTTGTCCGCATCAATAACCCCATAGGTTAAAAATAATACTTGACATGCCGTAACCCCACGGGTTAATCTCCCCCTCAGCCTCACCGCCCCTTGACCTTCAGCCCACGAGCCTGGCGGTCCCGACTACCGGCCGCGTGGATGGAAGGAAGGGGAACGGAGGGGCGAAACGTAAGGGTGCCCCACGCAGAAGAGGGCTTAAAGCCGTGACTTCGGGACGGCGCCACCGCAAACCGATCTTTGAAAGTGCTGGCGGGACACGTTGCCGGAAGCGGGCTGAGAGCGGACGCGCACCCCGGCGGGTTGCCTGAGTAGCGAATAGCTGCCGATCTGTCCTCGGACGTTGTATCGGCCCCTCCCCGATGAGCACGTATCGGATAGGAGGATAGCGAAAAGGAACCGGGATCGGGAAGTCGAGCGAGCGGGTAGGGATCGGCAGGGAACACATGGTCCCTATCGGAGAACGAGCCGCGCACGAATCCGTGGGGAAGATACCCGCCAGCACGCTTGCACGAGAGGGAGGTCTTGCTAACTGCTTGGGGCCCCCTTGGAGCAGAGCATACGTCGTGCGGGGCATTCGTTTTCGGGGCTGATCTCCCGGCGATAATCCCCGACCCTCCCTCTCGTGGAAGTGAACAATACCGCCCCGAGGCCGGTCAGGGAGCCGGATGAGAAGGGGTTCCACTGACGGTCCCGGCGTCCGTTTCCGTGAGCACCCGCCGGAAGGGTGGCGACACCCCGCCGGGGCCACAAACGAAAGGAGGCACGATGCCCATCATTTGCACCTGTTCTTCTCATTGTCCGCTCAGCGGCTACCACGACGCCGGATGCTGCGAGAAGACGACCTGCGACTGCTGGTGCCACAGACCGGGCGAGCACCGCGGCTCCCGCCCGGGCGTCGACCCCACGTTCGCCGACGCCGCGTTCCGGCCGTTCACGCCGGAGCAGGAGGAAATGTTCAAGGAGAAGTCGGAGCGCATCTGGCGGACGGCGAATGGGGTGCGGAGATGAAAACGGCCGACCTGCTGCCGATCCTCAAGGTGGGGGAGCAGTTCTACATCGCCATCCGGCGCCCGCTTCAGCCGAAGAAGGTTGGGTCGGTAGTCCGGTTTGTGGAGTACCTCGGGAAGTCCCACGCCGAAAGAGGGCAGGGTTTCTGGTTCAAGTTCATCGACTATAACTTCACCGGGATCCTCAAGCCGGAGTGCATCGTCCGTGTGGGCAAGACACCGATGCTCGATGGCCCCGAGGCGGTGGCCTGATGGATCTCTTCGTCGCCTCCTACCCCGACGCCCAATGGGACAAGATCCTCGCGCTGCGGAACCAGGACACGCGGAAGGCGAAGGTATTCCGCGCGCTGCTGCCAGGAGGGTGGGTTCCGGGCGAGCGCCTCGAAGGCGCTGGCGGCGGGTGGGATTTCAGAACCCGGGTGGCGAGGATCCGCAACCTCGGCGTGCCGGTTGTCTCCCGGGAGTCGCAGGTGGAACGTGCCTGTCACGAGTACCACATTCCGCAGACGTTCCTCCTCGCCTACGAGGAGAAGGAACGCCAGAAATGGAGGGCAGCTTGACCATACGGTTCGATGTAGACAAGAAAGCCATCAAGATCATCGAGAAGATCGTTCACCGCGCCACCATGATGGCAGACGAAGGCGGTTGGCGCTATGCCGAGAGGGACGCCCAGATGGACCTCGCGGCCTGCCATTGCAACGGAACACCGTTGCTCCTGGCCGAACTCCTGACCGCCGACGACTTCAATTTCGCCCACGACGTGTTCGGCATCCGGCGGAACCTCGATCGCCGGACCGGGAAACTGCTGAACCATTTCCATCCGCGCTATGCCAAGCCGGAACGGAGGGCAGTATGAAACGCCCGATCCTCACTGAGACCGGGAAGTTGGTCGCCGACACGCTGATGCTTCTGTTCGTCATGGGTGTGGTCGCGGTGGCGGTTGCGAGGTTCTTCGGATGAGTTGGAAATCCATACTCCTGCGTATCGCGATCATCTACATCGGGCTCGTCGTCGCCATTCTCGCAGTCATCAAGTGGGACCGGAAGAAATGGGGGCCGACGTGAGCAACCGACAGTATGACCTCGCCGCCATCTGCCTGATGGGAGCCGCCGTCCTGCTGATCCTTGCGCTGGCTATTGGGTGGCTGAGATGAGCAATCGCTTGCCTCTCAAGGATCGCCTCAAGGATCACCCGTTGATGGCCGCGCTCGCCAAACGATCCTGCCGCCTCTGCGGATATCCGTTCGTCCCGGAGGAACCGGGGCAGCTGTACTGCTGTGAATATTGCGAATCGACCGACCGGAAGATCGACGAGGCGGAAAGCAGGAGGGAAGGCCGCGCCGATGTGTGAAAACTGTGGACACGAGGAAGTCCTCGAAGAACTGAACGAGCTGTGCGCCGATCCCGACTACGAGTGGGCAAACGACACGCTGTCGGGGATCGCGGAGTGGGTCGAAAAGAACGGGCATGTGACGGAGCGGCAGCTCGACGCGATCGAGAACATAAAAGAGAGGGTGGAGGGGAGGTAACGATGGGACTGCGCGAGGACGCGATCAAGGCATACCGGGACAAGCAAGCGGCCAGCGAAGCGAAGGCCGCAGCGGAAAAACAGGAACGACTCGACAAGAGGGTCATGCAGGCGCAGGCGGACATTTGCAAGACATTCAACCTGCCCAACCCTCCGCACCTCGTCATCGCGCACAACGACACCTCGTACTGGCCCGATGTGTCGTTTGAGGTCGAGGGGATTTTGTTCGGCTACGATCTCGACGACTGCTATCTCAGGGCCAACATATCCTGCCCGAAGTGCAACGGAGAGTGGCTGCGCCGGTTCGATGTGCGGGTAAGCGCCGACGGAGTCCGCGACCTGTCGTGGTTGGGAAATGAACTGTCACTCTCATGGCACAACTGCCCTGCCGATCACCCGCCGCCCCCTCCCAGGCCGGAGTATGTCCCGCCCCAGACCGTGGAGTACCGGATCGACAGCCAAGAGCATCGACTCCTCGACTCGATCCGCGAATACGCAATCGGCCTCATCGAGCAGGAAAGGGAGGGACGCTGATATGTGGACCCACTTCGAATGCCCGGACGGGGAGAAGATCGAAATCGAGAAGTGCTGCGAGAAGGGCGGCTGCCGGATGTCCGAGCGGTGCATTTCCCGGCCGACGTGCATCCTGTTCTCCCGCAGCCGGCGCCAGTGGAAGGGGAAAATCTCCACGACCCAGGCGCTCAACGGGACCCGTCTCGCCTACCTCCAGATCGCCACGCCGTACAGCGAGAAGCCCTGCGACCGGGCGTTCGCGCTGCTCGGCACGTTCCACCACCTCAAGCACCAGAAGCTCGACCTGCCGGACGCCCTGATGGAAGAGGGCCTCGAGGATCCCGACTCCACGGGCATCTTCGACTTCTACGAGGAGGAGGACGGCGTCCACGAGATGCTCGACTACAAGACGGCCGGCGCGTGGAAGATCGTCCGGCTGCAGGGGAAATACAAGATCGACGTTCCGACGGGCGAGTTCTACAAGTCGGGCGAGAAGAAGGGCCAGGAGAAGACCCGCAAGGAGTGGGCGCTTCGGGAGCCGGACGACTTCGACCTTCGGATGCAGTGCTCCCGGTACGCCTGGATGATGCGGGACATGGGGTACCAGGTCGACCGGTACAA